TGAATTACTTTTACTAATTCTGATCGAGTAACATTTTTAGTACCATCATCGCCTTGCGCGATGTTTACCATGACAAAAAGGTCTTGAGATGCAGTTTCATCTGCTAGTATTGGACCTAATTGAGAGATTTTTGACATCTAAATACCTTTTTATCTTTATTTATATAAGAATCAAACTATCGGCACGTTATTCTATAATATACCAGTAGATGACGAGGTGTTCACAACCCCTTTAATTCATCTAATTCTGTTTTTAATTCTTTAATAGCTTCAATAAGAAGACCAACGATATTGCCATATCTTACGGCTTTAGATTTTCCAAATTCAGCGTCGTCAATTTCGTAAATAACTTCGGGTAATACTTGTTCTAATTCCTGCGCAATAACACCGGTTATTTTTCTGGTATCATTTTTAAAGTTATAAGTATAACCGCCAATTTGTAGAACTTTTTGTAGCGCATTATCTATTCTTACAATATTTTCTTTCTTTCGTATATCAGACGACGAAGCAAAAGCAGTAATATCACCGCCCGCGTTGATAGCACCGCTAACTCCTAAACCACCCGTGATAACTACAGAACCGGTTGTTGTACTTGTACTCGCGGTACCGTTATTAAATGTCTTAATACCGCCTATTGTTTGGTTACCAGTAGTATATACACCATTAGTAACAGTGCCGGCATTGCCAGTTATGCTCCCTGCTATGGTCGCACTAAAAGTTTTAATACCGCCTATTGTTTGGTCACCAGTAGTATATACACCATTAGTAACAGTACCGGCATTACCAGTGACATTTCCTGTTACAGTACCAGTAACATTACCGGTGACATTACCGGTGACATTACCTGTAACATTACCAGTAAGATTTCCAACAAAAGCTGTAGATGTTAAAGCACCAGTACTTGGATTATATGTGAAGCCAGTATCAGTTCTAACATTTTCATTTCCGGTTGCTGCATCTACAAATACTGGAAAATGAGTAGCATTTGTCGTGTTTGTTGCGACAAGAGTAACTGTAGTTGCAATAGAAGCAGTCCCTGAAAGTATACCAGTTATTTCGATATTGCCAGATGAAGTTAATTTTAAATTTGCGGCACCGTTAGTAATAATAAAATTTTTGGTAGTATTGTTTTCAAAACCAATTTGCCAATCTGTATCAGTGGTGTTAAAGAGTGATACTCTAGGACCTGAAGTACTAGATAATCTACTTAAAACAGTTTGGTTAGTTGTAATAAAAACAGGAGCAGAAAATTCTACTTCTGTCGATCCAACTTTAGGACTAATATCATCAACTCTTAAAAGTGTACTTGCAATTATATTATTAGCGGTAAAATTACCCTGCAGAGTAGCATTACCTACTGTAACATCTCCACCTGCAGTAGCAAGAGAAGTTGTCACTATATCAGTTTTTACTAAGTCTACTAATTCGTTAGTTTTATCCAACCAAACTTGAAATGTGTTATTAGCAGATACTTCAGTTATTGATGACTTTGCCATTATTCTTCTCTATTCTATCTTCTAAAAGTTTATATAAAGTGTCCACTCTTACTCTAAGATAATCTATATCTTTTTGCATAGAAATCATCTTTCGATTCTTATCTCTTTCCTGCTTGTATTTATAAAGGGCATCTGTATCGGTATTGATCAGTGCTTTTGTTCTTTCGTCTCTGATCATGTAAGTGCGATTCCTCTATAATCTAGAAGCCTTGGAACAGAACCTATCGGTAATCTTCCATTTACTTCATCTACAATAAATTCAATCTTTACGGCAAATTTTCTATATCCAGAATATTCACCAGATGTGTTTGAATAAGTCAATACATCACCAACTTTTTCAGTGTCTGGCAATTTATAAACAAACTCTTTAAAATCATTAGTATTACTTGTTGATGAATAAACTTCAGCACCTTCAACTAATTCAAGTTGTATCCAATCATTGACTTCAATTGCCAATGGATCTGACGCGTGTTGAACTTTAATATACACATTAATATCTGTATTGATTGGTCTGTAAGCAGTCGTATAAAGTGTAAAATCTTCTGCATCTAGATTTTCTGCCAACTCGATAGTTCTAGAAACATATGATGAAGTATTTTCTGTGTTTGCTCCAACTTTATATTGATATGCTAATATCGAAGCAGTTTCAACATCTATAAACGGCGTTGCCGTGGGATTGGAACCATTTGTTAACGTAAGAGTAAGATCAAATGGTTTTACTCCGTTGGATTTACTGAAAATTATACACCCTTTTTCATTAAACACTGTTTTATCATTAAATAGTATATTTCTAGTATATGTTGAATCTGTATCAGATGGATCTGTGAATGTACCAGTTATGACAGTATCAGTGACACTGTTATTTGTTTTCAATATGATCGGCTGTATATAACTAAGTTCTATGTTATCTACGGAACTAATTGTAGCAGTAGCTGCGCTTGTAAAGCCAGTTATTGAGTTTCCTGTCGCAAAAAGTTTGCTTAAGCTTGCCGACGAGCGTTCAAGCACCATAAATTCTGGATTTCTTCCCGTGTAATAAACTATATTTCCTACAACTGCTGGGTTATGTGTAAATGAACCCGTAAATTTGGAAGGTTTATCTAATATCATTGATGTTGTTGAAACTTGAAGAATTTTAAATAGATCTTTATTTCCACCACTAACAACGTAGATATAATCGTCCACTGCATAAGTATCAGATAGTGCGGTACCAGTTATTTCAGTATTTCCTGCTGAAAGCGAAACTGTACTGGTAGTAGATCCTGTTCTAGCCTTAGTGGTATACACAACTTCACCACTTTGGAAGTCACCAGTAATGGCAGAAATTGTGAAGAATTCATTGTCTTCATTTGTAAGAGTTACAGTACCACTTGATTGATTAAATTCTTTTCTATACAACGTAAACTTAAGATCTTCATCCTGATATGATTGCCATGATCTATTGTTTGTAGATGTAAATAGAACACCATCACCCCAGTCCATAACAACTGGTGTACCTGTGCTAAAATCTTCTAGTCCAACTTTAGAAGTATAAACCAAATAATCAGGATCTCCTGCGTCTGGCATAATTACAATTGCATATTCTTTTTCAACATCTAATCTAATAGGAGCTTTAAAGAATACAGATGTTGCGGTTGTGCCAGTTTCAGAAGTATTAATGTTTGTTGATTTAAAGTGTACCATAGAGAACGGAATAATTTCTGCTGTAGGATAACCGTTCATTACTTCTCTTAACATAACAGTCACACCGTTTGTCAAACTTTTTCTCTTGAAGAAAAGATCAATTCTAGAAGCAAAAATACAATCAGCGCCTTGGGCCATTGCAGATTTAATAAAGAATGTTTGTGCAAGTGGATCATTATTAGGTGTAGGTGTCTGAACTGTTACTGGTCTATTTACTACTGTTCTTGAAGTAATAGTTTCTGTTACTCGTATATCTGGTTCTCTAGTACTAAGTGTAAGGCTTTGTTTATTTACAGAAAAATTGTAAGCTCTGTATGTTATAATCCCGCCTGAAGTTCCTGCTGATTCTATCGAATCTATATCATCAACGTCGGAGATTTTAAGTACTCTATCACCTACATAGAATGTTTCTGGTGGTATTGTAAATATAGCTGCTAGGCTGCCATTGATATCTGTTATAACACTGGTAACAGTTGTGCCTGCGGCCACAACATCTCGTACAGAATCCGATTCTGGTACTATACCAGGCAGTACACTGGAGTTTACATCAACATCATCAAAGAAGAAATAATGACGTGTATTTGGTCTTAGACCATGCATTAAAATTCTGACTTGTCTCGATCTCATGAATGGATTGAAATTAAAGTTTGTGACAAATTCACCTAGATTTTGTTCATTGACTCTGCCTTCAGAAACCTGAAGAGAACGAGTGATATCTTGAATAATATCCGTCTGCTGCGTTGTAATAGAAGTTGTTCTTGCTTTTCTTCCTTTACCTGCGGTTGTTCTACCAATTTCTTCAACTCTTGACTCTAAGAGTGTAGATTGAGTTGATGTTAATGGAACAAATTCTTGTAAAGCTTCAGTAAACTCTATAAATGGAGTCGCCATATCAATCTCAATATTTGGCGCTGGTGCTGTAACAGTATCAAACGCGCCATCATATTCTGGGAATAAGAACCCAGTACCTCTGTAATCATAGAAGTTACTGACACAATTTCTAAAGCTATTAGCATAAGGTTGTGTAATTATTGGTGTATTTACAGAGGATTCAAGAGTTGCAACATCTATTTCTAAACTGCTAGGGTGCAGTGATATATTTGATGATGTTTTATACTTTAGATTAATAGGTATTGTTTTTACTGCAGGCATGAGAGACTTTTCAGTAAAATCAACTGCTGCACTAAATTCATTATTTTTTACATCGGCTATTGATAGGTCGTTAAATGGATCTACCAAAATACCATTTTTAAATCTGGTTATACCATTTTCATCTGTAATATTTAAGTTTTCAGTTGAAGCTTCTAGCATGGAAACTGACATGTAATAAAGTAATTTACTGATCTTTTGATCTAAATCACCTATTTCTTTCATAGTGTAATTTTTATTTCCAAGTGATTTAGTTTTAACCGCTAATTCGGCTTTATTTTCTAGTGATGCTCTGTCAGAAGAAATTGCAGGATAACCTGGTACATAAATTTCACTAATAACTAGACGATCATCTCCGATAGTTGGTGCTTTTGATTTCTTCGAAGGAGAACCTTTTACTGTTGAAAATCTACCATATGAATCTATAGTAATCACATCTGTTCTATTTAGATAATACTCATAATCTACAGTTGCAGCTGAATTTAATGCTGGGATTATAAATGTTCCAGAGAATGTAGGTGTGGCACCTACTGCAGTACTAACTGTTGGTGCTGTTCCTAGCACCTCTGCATTCGCATATGTTACTGTATTTGTCGCGTATGGTCTAAAATCAAGACAATTGCGAAGATTTAAATTTACACCTGACGATGTTGTGTATGTAGGTATTAAACTTAGATCAAAATCATTTGGATAACTATCAACATTAAAGAAATAAGATCCAGTAGCAGTATCAAGCTTAAAAGCTTTAAACGTAATAGTCATTAAACCCGAAGCTGGTACTGGTCTGCCAGGTATGTATTCGATATATGAAAGATCGTAATAATGATCTTGCTGATTTGTTTTGAGTCTAAAGCTATTGGTTACGTCATTGCTACTTGAATCTAAAATACTAACTAGTTTATACGCGTCAGGGAATCCTAAACTATAAGATGTTGTTGCAGATGAATATGTAGCTTTAACATAAAGTGTTCTATCTAATTTGTTGTATGGTTCCGCAACTTGATCTCTTGAGTTATAGTATATAGTCCCTGTCGATGCAGGCGTTTGGCCTGGAACTAAATTGATTGTTATTTGTGTTGCGCTGTCTCTTACAATACTCGATATTTGAAGATTGTCTTGAGTAGTGTCAACAATTAAAGTATCATCTAGTTGTACATTAAAATCTTCACCAGTAAGAGCAGTTAATGTGAATGAATCTGTTATTGTAGTGAGTGATCTTGCTTTTCGCACAGGTATGCTGATATCTGTAACAGTTCTAAGGAATGTTTCACCGACATTAAAAATTAGTGTATCATTGCTTTTCTGTTTTATCGTGGGTATTATTTTTACAGATCCCGCAGCGCCATCAATAGATGCTACATCTGCAAAATTATTTGCACCCATTCTTATATCAGAAAGATAAACACGGCTTGGTGTGAAATTTCGTACTTTTGCGGTACCTATAGTAGTTCCACCGACATTTTTCAATGCTGCTGTAGCATAAGTTCCTACGGGTAATGTTCCCATTATTGTTGTATTAGCAATATCAACATATGATCCATAATTAAATGAGACAGGCTGATTTGCTTGTGTTTCAGTATCTGCAATTTCCAATTGATCTATAGGTACAAAAAGCTCGGCCTTATTTTCTATTCTAAAACCTTTTATATACGCAAGGCCAGGTTCAATTGCTGCTTGTATGGCTCCATTAGCAGAACCTGTAACTTTTGTCTTAAAGCCTCTTACTTTATAGTTACCAGACTCTTCAAATGTTCTTCGCGCCATTTCTTCGCCGATTACATTATATTGAGAAACGTCTCTTATCTGAACGGCGTTTCCATTTACATATCTAGCAAGAGTAAAGAATGTTGAATCTGCATCTGCTTCGTTTGTTGGAATAGCTACTAGAATAGGTTCTAATTTAAGTCTATTAGCACCTGGAGCATTCTGATTTGGTGTTCCAATGGAATTATCGTATAAACTATTATCCGTGAGAGATGAAATTAATCTTTCACTTACTCTATAACCAACAGAAATATTATTTGGAACATTTGTATATTTGGATAAGATTACTATCTGTGGTTTGGCATATAGAAAATGCCCTTTTTGGTACGTAATACCAACAGCAGATTCGACACCAAATGAATTACCGACATGATTTGCTCTACTTGTAACTGAAAATTCTGCAACTTTTATTCCGACACTCGTAACATCATTTTCGATTGTGTATCTGTAAATTTCTAAAGTTTCACCTTGGTCAAAAACTTTTTCTTGTGCATTGTTGGAATTCAGATAATTAATGTAAAATGTACTTAAATCTGGGTCATTTGTTTCAAACCCGAATGACGCGGCTATAATTAATGCTCTTAGACTGGTAGTAGCACCTAAGATTTCATAAAATGTTTCAATTCCTGTTTCTTCATCTATCCCACCAACAAATTCGTTTACTGATGCTGTAACATCTGGGTTTAAAATATTGACTGGAGTTTCATTTACTTTTACATATTTAAGTGCCGACAATTCGGTGAAGTTACAACCTTTAATAATTGTACCTTCTTTGAAAATATTATCACCAAACTGTTCTACTTGATTTTGTAGAATAGTTTGAAGTTGAGTCAATTCTCTTGCTTGAACAGCATAACCCGGTCTAAAAAGTATTCTATGATACTGTTTAGTAATATCATAATCATCATAGTAAGGGGACTCATTGAGATTGGTACGAATTGGCATTTACGATCCTTAAAATTCTAATATAATTTTATATTCTTCGTTTGAAGTAGATGTTCTAGTTATTGGAGCAAAGTTAGTCATGTAATAAACATCACCTGTCTTTTGCACATACTGAGGTCTTGTAATATTATTTATATCTAAGAGCTGGTTTTGTGATGAGATGATTTTTCTTGATGTATTAATTGGTATATCATCATATATATAGCCCGCAGCATCAAGCCCTACACCAGATGTTTTATATGGCCCGTGATAATTACATAGATAAACTGTATTTGCACTTGAAGTTTCATGTACCTCGGCAGAGAATGTAATCTCACCATTTAAAGTTTGTGTAACAATTTCACCAACTGTTAGAATGTTTGAGCTTAAAGTTAATTCGATTCTATTATCAAACAAATCAGTATTAGAAATAAATTCTGGATCCTTTACTAATCCTATTTTTGTATATTGATTAGTAGATGGGATAGATAAATTATCAGTATTTGTCAATTGCGCGTATACAATTACTCTTCTAGATAATAACTCTTTTTCAAAATCATAACCATGTCCGTTTTCAGGGGAAAGAACTGGTCTTAATGTTGCTTCTACGTCTGCTGCAAATTCACTAGATGTATCAAATCCATATAAAGGAGTTACTATTCGAGCTGTAGCTCTCGTATATCCGCTTCCCTTATTTAATATAATAGTACTTTCTATTGTTCCTAAACTATTGATTTTAGGTATTGCTACGGCTCCAGATCCATCACCCTTTATTTCTATTCTAGGAAAGATTTCAAAATTAAAATCTTCTTCTATGAAATTATCTTTGTCTAATAGTGTGATTATTCCTTTATTCGGTGACACGTATCTATAAGTATCTATAGTATAGATTCTTGCTTCGTTATTGGGATCTATGACATAAAAATTTTGGCCGGCGTAATAATTTCCTAATTCTGACAAGTTGCCATTTGTTGAAGTAATAGAGATCTGATTTGTTTCCACTATGCCGATTTCACCTTCGCGAAATTCATAACCTTTATTTACATCATAATTTTCTACTTCAATGTGATCTATAGATTTTCCATTAACTGGACTATTTTTTATGTAGCACACGCCGCTAGATGCTATATATGTGCCAGTTTCATTTCCGCCAACAGTAAACGTGGATGAATTTGCTGTAACTATCGTTCTATCTGTAATATTATATTGAATTGGTTCTACATCGCGGACAGATGCTACCATACCCGCCGCAAAATCATTTGTAGCAAAGAATGTGACAAAATTTCCTGTTCCAATTACATTAGTAATAATAGAAGATTTATACATTATTGGAGCATATCTTAGTGCTGCGTATTTTCTAAAATCGAGTTCGGATATTGCGTACATGTGTTTCCACACGTAACCATCACCCATTCTATAAATTTGATCATCTGTATCAACATTAAAATTAGGTGCGTTGACAGATTTTGCGCCGTGATTGTTATACAAACACTTATAAACTCTATAATCTCCGGTGCCATTATCCGAAGGATATACTATAGCATAAAACTTTTTATCTACTAAATCCACTTTATCGTCGTATTGATCATACACTGTATCGTATTGCCATCTAGTATTATCAATCATAAAGAACACTTCGTTAGGATCAACTTTTTTACCGAATAGAGAATTTTCTAAAAATTCATTTTTAGAAAATTCTGAATTTATTGTCGTTGATGGATTGACAGAGGAAACAAAAACGTAATAATTAGAAAGATCAAAATCTTCTTTAAAATTATTTGTATTATTTGTTCTAAATTTATGTGTTATGATTGACATTTTTTCCTCAAGCGTTTCTTATTATAGAAATTCTAGCACTAGAATTTACTTTGACTTCATCTTTAAGAACAAATTGGCCAAACATCTTAGTTCCAGCCAGATGCGATATTTCAGTGAGTGTATTTTTATAGGTATTTATATCCGTTTTAGAAGATATCCTATAAGAATATTCTTGATAGTAATCACTATCCTGCAGCACTTTTCCATCTTGATAATTTAGATGAGATTCTTTAGACGACCATCTGCCTTCAATTATTCCTTGACCTCTTGCATCTGTAATACCAACAGCTAATATGTTTCCAAAATTATCTGTTATAGTTACTTCACGATTATCTGAATATCCATAACCAGAATTTGTAACATCAACTTTTAAGATTTTTCCTACCGCAAATTGAGTCACTGCATTAATATCTGCATTAAACCCTAGTTTTTTAGAACTATAATCTCTGCTTATACTAATTGGATTATAACTAACGCCGTTGAATGTGATAGGTCCATTTGCAAACCCGTAATAAGAATAAGGCAGAACAAACAATGTATTTCCCGTAATTCTTAAAATTTTACCGGATATGCCATTTTGTGTTATAATACTTCCTACTTCAAATGTTGTAGATATATTGTCAAGTGTAATTATTTGATTGTATATATCAAAATTAACCATAACTGGATCTAGGGCAACAGCAAATACTCTATTAACATACGAGGAACCAGGTTTTACATTTACAAAACGTTTTATTGAACCTATTGTGAATGGCTCAAGATCAAAGGCTTCGTCTATTCTTGTATTTATTGTAACTGGATTCGCGATACCACTCATCGGAACCAGTGCTGGAGGATCATTAAAGTCTACCGAATCGAGTTGAACATCGAGGAAATTACTAATTATGTCAGTTATAAGTGATACAGTTTCTTGATTATCTAATTCTTCCAATTTTACCGAAAGTATTGATGTATTTGCTACTTCAGGGTATAATGGACCTGGTGAAGATTCATTTTTTGGTACAATAGATTCGTAATATATTATTTCACTGTCGCTAAAATAGTTATTAGCATCTTTATTTATGATTACCAAATTGGTGTTACTGGTTATAATTTCATCATCAACTAATACAATATCATTATTAGAAGATCTAGTGGTGGTAATAATAGAATTAGAAGAAAATTCAAATCCTTCTTCCATTCGCACGCCGACTAAATTTTCATTTCCACCTATTACAATGCCACGATTACCATCTTGATCTTGAAGTGTTTCGAGAACTTGTAATTTTTCAAATAGATCATCAGAAAATATAATTTGATTTGAAACAAGTAATAGTGTATTTTCTTCTGTATAACCGAAGCCCGATTCATCTATAAAATACTCTATTTCACCAGATATAGTCTGTGAAACTTCTGTAACAATTGCTTTACCACCTCGAGCACCGGGATATGCAACTGATACTAAGTCACCGATATTATTACCTGTGGTAGCTCTTGGATCATTTGAATCTATCGTTATTGAATCTAATGAACCATACACCCTTCCAAAGTTAGCAATTTCACCGTTTATTATTGTATAGATGTCATCAAAACCAATAAAAGTACCTCTCACACTTCCTAAAAATAGAATTGGAGTTAAAACGTTGTTGACGAGCGTGAAAAGTATTCTATCAACAACACCTTCAGCCTTAGATATTGATCCATATATTTCTCTACCTGTAAGGTCTTTTAAGTCTGCAATTTCTCTCGGATATAACTGTAAAAAGATACCATTATTCCAGCTGGAAGACGAAGGTTTTAATACTGCTTCAGAGGGGTAGTAAATATCTACTGTTTCATTATAAAAGAGTCTAAAGAATAATTCCACGCCTTCAGGCGTGCCTCTTCTTCTGTATAAATCAAGAATATTTTTTACAGCAAATCTAGTATTATCACCATCAAGTGGAAGATCCTTCATGTATTTGTTCTTGAAGAATATAATCATACTTTCAAGTGTATTATCTATATCTCGATATTCAAATAATCTTCTATTATTATAGATACTTTGATTAGAGCTTTCCTCTAAGAATTTATAATAGTACTTCATAAATTCTACAAGTTCAACTCCATCTTCTCTAAAAATAGACGGAAACTGTTTTTCTATTTGATAAGATATAAATTTTTCGATGTTCATTATGAGGAAACCTCTGTAAATGTAATTCTTACATCACTATCTCTTAATTGCAATAATCTATTTTTAGGTGCAATAATATCTGTTTCTTTTTTCTTTGCAAATATCTTAATAGACGAACCTGCATACCCATCAGTTGTAAAATTAACTAAACGGACAATACCTGTATTATAATCTACCGTTCCGGCAGATGCATTTAAAATTCTAGTATTAATAATATCACTGCTTATTATCTGTATAATTCCGGAGCCATTATCTTGAATCAGCGCACATACACCATTATATGAAAAAACTGAACTAGTAATTGATGGTGTATAATCCGTAAATCCAGTCGAATTTACAAATGGATATGGTTTAATGAGTGCCGAACCAAATTTAAATGTTGGGTTTTGAGGTAATAGCAATGGCGGAGAATATTCAATAATAGCTTTTAAAGTCAAACTATTACTTAAAATTGCATCATCGGTATTATCTATTGCCGCAATTAATTTAGAAGTTCTGAGAGTAGCACCAAACGCGTCTAGATTTACATCATTATAATCTATTATTGCCGTTCTTATGAGACTTTCTAATTCTGCCTCACTTTTATTTGTTTGCTTATAAGAATAATATGCGTTAATTCCAATATCTACATACATAAACTCAGGATTTACAAATATCGGTTCAATAGTGAGAGGAGTTTTATCTATTAGATAACGTCTAAACTCGTTCTTTCTACTATCAGAAAGATCATTACTTCCTTCCAATACAACTGAAACCGCTACTTTACCAAATTGCGGTGGTTCTAATTCTTCACCACCATATACTGATACGGCGCTTATTTGATTGAATTTTTGTTTTAGAAGAATTTCATAATCTCTTGCAGTGACAGCTCTCTCTTGAATTTGAATTGATCTTGGCGCAAAGAAACGAATATTCTCAAGTGATTCTTTCTTGGCCCCGCCAGACGCTGCTTGTATCGTTTCTACTCTTGCTCCAGTTTTAAATGTGGTTGCAAATCTGGAAGCACCATTCGCCTCATCTTCATTACATACACGGTATTCTATTTTTATCTGTGAATTAGGATCTGGCTGAAGCCCGAATACGTTTCTTCCAAATACTACAGCATATCTATCATCAAAATAAGGTTCAATATAAAATACAAGATCTGTAGATTCTACGCCGAAAATATCAGTCTTGTAGATGAATTGAGTATCATCTTCGTCTGTAGCAACGGACACGGATGTGATGTCGACATTTTCGCTTGATAGAATGCATTTAAATGCAGAGTCTTCCACGAAATAACCTTCTGTATCAAAGTTAGTAAAAATTTCACCTTCAAAAATTTCAACCTGATCTGCAACATAAGTAGCAGTAAGACCATTAGCAGAAATACTTGTTTTTCTTGCAAGATAATTCTGTGCCGTGATAAAATTAAATGAAGAACCACCTATCGAAGATGTAAATTTTGTACCTTTCGGTATTGTTATAGTAGAAGGACCATTTGTATCTGTAAATGTAACTCTCACAACCGCTTTTGCAGAAGTGGAAGATTTAGGTAGATAGTTTAGTTCTTTTGCGTGAGACACAATCGATC